AGCGCGTTAATTGAATATTCAAACAAACAATAACTCGGCAGCTCACCGCCCAGGTCAATATTGTCAATAATGAAATCTTTTAAATCCTCTTCGATGTCCGGCGTGTTCGTCATATCAGACAAGTTTATTTCCCTTTCATGCCTTTGAGCCAGTCGCTGAATGCCTTTTTATACGCTCCAAGCTGTGCCGTTCCCGTTTTAAACCCCGCTGGAGCAAGGAACGGACGTGCTGGCATTCCCTTGACAGACTTTGCGAACACTACTCCGCGCCCATAAGCCAACTCCGGCGCGTAATTCCCTTGTGTCCGCGAGGTCATAAACTTCAAAACTTTTGCATGTTTCGGATAAATCCGTTTCTTTTTAGGCCCGAAAATACCCGTTCCAACTTCTATATATAAAGCATACGCTGTGTGTGCAATTACCGATGTTGCTATCGAACGCCCGCCCCTGTCGATTTTACCCGTTGCAAGAATCTTATTCCGCAATATTCCTGCATCAACCGGCGCCCGTTTCCGTGCTTCATTCTGTACAACGATTGAGGCCGCCAGCAAACCGCGCTCGACGGGTACAATCATTTTTGATTCGAACTTCTGAATCTCTTTCAGTAATAATTGGAAATTGCTCGTGTCAATATTTACTCGACCGTCACCGCTGCCGACTGTCTGCATGGTTATTCCAATTTTTCATATAATACCTGTACCGTGAGATTCGACAAATTCGTTCCGCCCGTTCCTGTCTTTGCCAACGTAACCCAGATATAATCAGTTGACGACAACTCCGTGTTTAGCTCCACCATATCTCCATCAAGGTAGTCGGCAATTTTCGTAAATTCTCCAAGGGTTAATGCCGTGCCCGACGCATACGGCCCGCTGGTAGAACAACGGGCAATCTCTAATTCGCTCGATGTATCATATTTGTCAAACGTAATCGTCATATAGTTTGAATCGCTCGACAATGCTACCGTCGTGTCTGCCCCGATATAGAATCCCACCGCCCTGCATTTCGCCGACGGTTTGAATATCGCGAACTTTGCCGGAGTCGGCCCGCTCACGTCAATATCGCCCAGGCAAGAGGTAATTGAAAAATACCTGTCAACGCTTGTCGTAATGGCTTTCCCGTCAAGGGAAACTTTGAAGGCGCCGTTATTTAAATCTATGTGTTCGCCCGCGTCCCTGTCCGATAAAATCACTTCCGATGCGTCCGGGGAATCAATCCATGCCAAAAGCGGAGGATCGTCTTCGTCAATGCTATGTCCGTTTGTATACGCTTCGTTTATCGTATACGCAATAAAGACATTCAATCCCGACAAGGCCATTCCGGTACCCGACTTCGTGAACGTGAGCTTCAGGCCCTCATTTGCGCTCAAGATGCCGTGAGTTGAATCAATGTCGCCCATTGTCCGCGCCGTGCCTTCTGTAAACCCAGTTGTCGCAGTTGTAATTGATGCAATGGAATTGTCCCCGTCGTCTGTCGCTGCAATCGTCTGGTAATTGGTAGAGTCAGCGGCCACCGTTGTATCAACAGCAAGGAAAATCGAATTGATTGTAATCTTTGCCGGGAAATTTAACAGCGGATATTCAAAGGCATCGTTATTAGCCACAATGTCCTTTATGCCAACCTGGACATATCGGTACTGATCGCCTGCAGTTGAATACCGCTGCCCCAAATAGTTCACTTTTGAAACGAGTGTAGCGCCCTTGTAGAACCTCCATAAATCGCGCTTCCGATTATCAACAAGCGTAAGTGAGGGCTTGTTTCCCGGGCAATCTGTGAAATCTAATTCCGCCATTTTAATTTACTCCGTGCTTATTATAATAAACTTTTTAATTACTGAGTTAAAATATTACGACGTATACTCAAACGCAATATGAGCCGTCAATCCTGACATTGCCAATCCGCTCGATGTCTTCGTGAATGTCATTTTTACATAATCAGTTGCGACCAAAACCTCATGACTTGCCGAAACCAAAGAACCGGCGCTTACAATTACTCCCGCAGTCCATGCAACGTCCGTCGTAAATGCGGATGCTAATATGGCGTTGTCGTCTTCGTCCGTGAACTGGATGCTCTGGTAATTTACATCATCATCGCCAATATCCGTATCGACCGAAAGGCCGATTGAGACAAGAGTCAAGCCCGCGACCGCATAGAAGATGCAGGGAACTATTGCATCTGAATCCGCGACAATATCGCCTATATTGCATTGTGCATACTGGTATTTATCGCCACTCGTCGCCGTCATTAATCCGTTTACGTCTATGCTCAAAGTCTCTGTGCCTGATTTGCTGCAAACAAGATTATCATGTGCCGCACCCGCGCCCGCTCCGCTCTTGATATGCAGAAGAGTTGCAAGCGATACACCTGAGCCAACATTCTGAATATTTAATCCGCCGATTTCCATTATTTAACTCCTCCGCGTTTATATTTTAGTCCCGTACCTTTTTTTAATGTTGATGATGTTTTCTGTGCCCCTGAATCCTTTTTCGACCACCCGGAAGACTCACACAGGTCAACATTCTTTTTCAGCCAGGGGAAATCCGCGCACAGCTTTTTGTATTCCTCACCGTGAATCTCTCCCGATACACATTTGTTTATTAAAACCAGTCTTCGCATGACTTCACCCTATTGTTTTTTTAGATGATATTAAAAATAGCTCATAACTTTTTATGTCCATCCGCGTATTTCGTTTCGCGGAAAAATTTGCAATCTCGAAATTCTCTCCACCGTAAATAAACATGTCCCGCTCACTTACCACGATAGCATCTCCGTTTGTGTCCGTTACCGCAATGAGTGCCTTTTTATTTATCACAACATCGCTGCCGTACAAATCTTTTATAATCCGCCCCTGCTGATCTATTACCGCGCATCTAACATCGGCCCCTACCGTATATGATCCAACGCCGTAATCGTCTGTTTCCTGGAATGCCGCAATATTCCCCATGTCCCTCAGCAAATGGCCTATCATACCCGCACCCTCCGCGGTACCTGTTTTAATATGCCGTCCATACCGCCGTGTGCAATAGTGATGTCTCCGATTCTCTCTGAACTCGCGTTCAATGGATTCGCCCGTAAATATGCCGCTACCCTGGCTATCGCCGTTTTCGCCCGCGCCGGAATCCCATCCGTCCACGAATAAATATAAGAAATCTTTATATTCTCAAATCCCTGCTCGAAGACTCCGTCCTCATATATAACTTCCCCGATCCGCTTGTCATATTTCAGGTCTGCTAATTCGCCGGCCGAGAATGCATCCCATTCCTCCGCGCCGTCGTCATATATTGAAATCGCCGATACGCTGACGAGAGGATAACTCCGCAGCATTAAAACGCTTTTCCCGTCCCCGCTATATAGCGCATCCGTAACCGTATTATCCTGAGTCCACGTCCGGCGGGCGTACTCTTCAACAATGCCCTCTGCCGCGTCAATTAAATCCTGATCTACCGTTTCCCCGGTTATTACCAGTACATAAGACGGTGTGATGCTGTAATTGCTCATGTTAATTTTCCTCATACCATAGATCAAATCCGGCCGTCATAACACCAGATCCAACAAAGGACTTTGCGCGAATTTCAATATCGCTTTTCGAATCAATTTTCAATGGCATTCTGAACGCATGGTAAAAACAGCAATCGAGTAATGTTACTGTAAATTTATTCTGGAAAACTTCCCCGTATGGCCTGACGTATAGATATAAATATACGTTTTTACTGTTGGCGCTTGTACTCCATATGTTTGTTATATATGCCGTATGATTCGCCGGCACCGTCCACAGGGAGAGTAATGTTTGGTTCTGCTCCGCCGCCACCTCACATATAACGCTATCCGTTGCCGCTTTTATTGATATTGTACCCTCGTTATATCCAGATGTCCCCGCGCTTCTGACAATGCCCCGGAATATTCGGACATAGGAATTCGCCGTCAATACCCTGGTAGTACCGTTTAATGTCAACGTTTCGTTTTGATCTGCGTAATTTGTATCAAGGCCGTATATTTGGATTGTCCGCGCCCCCGTATCCGTACTAGCATCATCGTTGTCATCACTGAAAACAGAGCATATCTGCGCTACTGTTGGATAAGGGAAAGGAGTATTCCCCCGGCTCCACAAGACCTCTTCCGTGGTTCCAATATCAGCATTAAATCCGAATTTATGCATCGGATATCTTCCGGCCACATCGCCACGTGCAATACTGTATAAATAATCTTTCGCCGAGACGCGAATCATGCCGCCGATGCTCTTTACTTCTATCGGCTGCCCACCCTCACCGACAATCCGGACAGCCGGGACTTCCTGCTGCGCCAATGAACACAACGGCATAAGTAATATTGCAATAATCAATATAAGCCGCTTCATCGCTACTCCGTTGTTTTGAATCTAAAATCGAGATACGTTTTATTTTCCCACTTCGCAAGCGATACGTTCGCCGAATCTGATATAAAGAACATCCGGAACTGGGCCGGGATATATTCAAGTGTCGATGTCGCAATATATCCCTTGAGCGTGTCAATATCTCCGTAATCCGCCTGATCAATAACCGTCGTGTGTGAATATCCAGTATCTGATATGTCAGTCCATACGTTCCCGTCCGTCGTATCTTTTGCCTGAACTACCCATCGGATATTCGGCGGCGTTCCCGTCGTATCCGTTGCCCGAAAGCCGGCGACGAAATACCCGTATAAATCTTGAATGGACAGTGCCCGCCTGGCCGCCTCATACCCCGGATTAAACTGAGTAAGATACAGATACCCGCTTACGTTGTCGATCTGCCCAGCGTAATCAGTATTGTATCCGTCAGGATCCGCATAATAGGCTGTGACCTCTGCCGCCGTCCATGCCTCTTTCTCAATAATTATCTCGTCTATAAACCCATTAAACATATTAACATGGCCGAGTGAATCATAACACTCAGCGCCGATTAGTGCCTGATCAATCATTGTCAGGCTGTCGATCCATGACGATCTTGACGTGGTTGTCATCCATACCGTATCAACTGCCCCATTGATAAAAATCAGCGGGAGCGTTCCGTTGTGTGTCAATATAATATTTGACCAAGAACCGCCGTCACTTGTGTCAATCGCCGTCGCAGTCGTGCACGCCCAATGTATCTGGCCTTCCGTCTCGGAAAGCGAATCCATCAACATCGCCTTTACTTTACCCGTCGGCAATATCTGAAGGCTCAACTTTTCCAACTCTCCGGAATCTGAAAGGGCTATAACCGTCAGCGTGTCGGATATATACCCGGTTTTTACCCATGCAGACCAAGTACCCTCAACAGTCGAACGGAGCCCCTGCAAAACATCAGGGACACGTAAATATCCGGAATCAGAACCAGCGACAAAATTGAACTTAAATGCCGTGTCACCAGATTTAACCGTATCCCCCTCGAAAAACCCATATGCCGAACTGTTTTCCTTCGACGCGCCGGCCTCGGAGTGGTTCCCGGAATAATCCGCAATACTGTCACCGGACAAATAGGCGATAATCGAATCGGCATACAATGCGGCATACGCTGAGTCGTCGCTCCACTGCTGCCCGCTGTTATTCAAGCTGCTATTAATGGGATAATACGTCACTCTCTCAACATAATCGGCAACCGCGACCGCATACGAAAACAAGACCACCATTCCAATTATGAACATTTCGATTGCCGATAATCCCGAATATGAGCGCTTCATTTCGTCTACCTTTTAAATTGATGTTATGCAATCCCTTTAATCGCCCGAACGTATTAATTTAACAGCTGCTTGAATCTCATGTAAAATATCCGGCCCGTTTTTAATGCGTCCGCGTCCGACGTTTTCCAGAGTACGCCCACGGTTAAATCTTCATCCCATGGAGTATAGCTGGTTACCGCCGCCGTATATACGCCGTTCACCCATACCGAGGTATTCCCTTCCCCGTTATCGTATATCCCGATCCGGTATCGCGTATTTACCGCAATATTTGATACAACTGTTGCCGAATCAATGTTTCCGTTTCGAACTTTCCAGATCATTAGCTTATTTGAGTCGTCACGTTTTGCCAGGAAAATCCCATCCGTGGTACTTATGGCCCCGAATGAAACCGACTCGACAAGGCCCGCGACAATAAATCCATTCGTTGTGTCCGGGAACTCAATATCAATTACGCCATAGATGCGCTTCCCTCCCACCGTATCCGGATGGAATGCCGCGCCCGATCTTATAAGTTTTGTTGAATCGTCTGCCGTGCCTATTCGCAACATTTCAAGGGCGCCGCCAAGGGTATCATCCCAAATGAACGTCGCAGTGAACGTTGTATCTAGCCCCGTGTGTGCGTACCACATTGCAACAAGACTGGAATCATCACCGCTTGTTTCCGAACCGTCCGCAATCATAATATTTGCCGTTGGATCGAACTCAATGCCAATTGACTTTTCCCTGTCCATGTCCATCGGTACCCACTGATCTATTGCCTCCCACCACTCAAAAAAACCGGGCAGCGTATCATTATATGCGACGATCCGCTTGATATTATCCCCGTCGATGAAATAATAATACTGGGCACCGTTCTCCCAGTCAACTCTGATGTCTGTCACCTGCGCTTCTACCGTTACCGTACCCGATAAAGCGATAAAAAATAAAAGCGCGAATAGCCATATAAACGAAATGATACGCTTCATTTTCAATTTCCCCGTTATTTATACGTATTAATTCAACAGTTGCTTAAATCGCATATAAAAAATCCGGCCCGCTGTTCTTCCGCCGGCTGTCCCTGTTCGCCAGATTGCACCCACAGTTAAATCTTCATCCCACGGAGTAAAACTCGTCACCGCCGCCGTATATACGCCATCAACCCATACAGAGGTATTCCCTTCCCCGTTATCATATATCCCGATACGGTACCGCGTATTGGCCGCAATATCAGCGACAACTGTTGCCGAATCGACATTCCCGTTTCGAACTTTCCAGATCATCAACTTTTCTGAGGCGTTATTTTTCTGCAAGAATATCCCGTCAGATTTCGCTATCGATCCAAACGACGTAGGCTCAACTAACCCCGCGACATACCATCCGTTCGTTGTGTCCGGGAACTCAATATCAATTACGCCATAAATGCGCTTCCCTCCCACTGTATCCGGATGGAATACCGCGCCCGACCTAACAAGTTTTGTAGTGTCATTAGCCGCTCCCGTCTGAAACATTTCAAGGGCGCCGCCGAGAGTATCATCAAATATAAAGCTGGAAACAAACGATGTGTCAAAGGTAGTATACCCATACCACATTGCAACAATGCTTGAATCGTCTCCGCTCTTTTCCCCTCCGTCCGCAATCATAATATTTGCCGTTGGATCGAACTCGATCCCGATTGACTTTTCACGATCCATATCCATTGGTACCCACTGGTCTATTGCCTCCCACCATTCAAAAAATCCGGGCAGCGTATCATTATATGCGACGATCCGGCAGATATTATCGCCATCAATAAAATAATAATACTGCGCCCCATTCTCCCAGTCAACTTTGATGTCTGTCACCTGCGCTTCTACCGTGCCCGATAAAGCAACAAACAATAAAAGCGCGAACAGCCATATAAACGAAATGATACGCTTCATTTTCAATTTCCCTTTATTTATTATTTGAGCCCTCAATCATTTTATTCTCCGCCCTGGCAGGCCGTCCCTTTTTAACGACCTGCCCGATACCGCGTTCAATGAGATTTTTAGCAGTAGGCTCAATCAAATCAAGGGTTTCCCCTGAATGGTTTCCCATCCAATCATGCTGGAGCTTGATCTTCATTTCGCGCCCCTCCCGCCTCTGCCTGTGCTCGATACCTTTTCCGCGGTCTGCTTCGGCTGTTTCACGATTTCCGCCGAACAATGCGCAATCAATTCCTCCGCCTGCTCTCCGGGAATATCGACAACGGCGCCCGCCGCGCCCGCACTGCATATTTCAAGCAATCTGATTTTCATATCATCACCATTTTTTTATTTAAACAATATGCGCTTATCGCATTATTTGTTATCAGTCATAAATCGCTGAAGGCATCGGGTACTTGTTATACCGCCCCTGGAACAGTGCATAAAACGCCGATCCTATACATCCCGCAGAAGCGCTCGCAACGTCAAGCTGCATTGCCGTGTACCCGTCGCCGAGTGAATCCGCATCAATCGGAATTGCGTACGTCCGGTTTGAAACCGCCGGAATTGTGAACGTGTCGGAAGTTGCGGTGGCTTCAAGCAGAATGTCCTCGTCTACTGCTGAACCGTCGACCGTACAAGTTACGCCCGATGTCCCGCCCGTGACCGTTTCGCCATCCGTCCATCCTGTCGCTCCAACCGTATGAAGATAAAGCGCGTTCCCGCCGTCAATTACTACATATCCTTCTTCAGCAGACGTTGTCCCCGTAACCGTTTCTCCGATTGTGAAATCTCCGGTTGCCCCGGTAATCGGGAGCTTCATTCCGGTGCGGTAATACTTTGTAAATGCCAGCGTTGTCGTGCCACCTGCAACCGTCGCCGCCTTGTCCATCGTCACGACCGCCGTTCCCGTTGTTACGCCGATCTGAATAACCACCAGTCCATAAGCATAATTGCTCAGGCTCACGAAGTCACCGGGGTTTGCCGCCGTGTCGAAATCAACCGGCCATATTGCAGGTACAATGTGCCCCGCTTTTAATATCTCATTCAATTTCATTTTTAAAACCTCCGCTTAGAATCCTATTTATTCAACTTTATTTAAAAAATATAACCGCCGTTCCTCTTATACCGAGCGCGTTTCAATCATAACACAAGGGCTCAGCGAATCGGGGCTTTCTGGGCCCACATAAGCTTCAGGCCACCAAGGCTGACCGTCAATCCGGAAACCGAATTTAAACGCCGTCTGGTCATAATCAAATTTCAGATGGATCGACGTTACCGCTTTCGTTCCGCCGCTCGCGCCGGCCTTTTTCCCTACCAGGTACTGGCTCCAATCTGCAAGAACTATATCGCCTTCTGTTCCGAGGGCTTTACAATGCTTGCTCCATACGATGGGATAACCGAACAACGTGGGGAAAGGCTTTCCTGCCGCGCCATTTGCGGGCATGAAAACCGGAACGCCGCCCGTACCAATAACCAGCGACATTGTACATAACTGAGGCAGACACTGCTTATTTACCATCCATATAAAATCTTCCTCACCGTATGCCCGGGCGATCATATTCACGATGTTTTCAAAGGTGATTGTGGCCGCTTTCTGTCCGCCCTGCTTATCGATCGATATGGCACAATTCGAATTAATAAAACCCTGGGGCTGCCCGGCTCCTGAACCACCGATAAAAACCTTGTTCAATATGAAATTCAATCCGTCCGCAAATCCGCGAGTGAGCAGGCTGTCCATCGAAATAGGCGAATCCTCAAGCAGCTGATTCGTGACATAACACATGCCCGCCAAGTTTTTCAGCTTTAAACTGATCTCTCCGAGTTCCGGCGCCGTTGCCGACCGCTGGCTTTTTTCCGCAGTCCATTTCCACTCAATCCCACCGTAAACCTCGCCTGAAGATTCATTAAATCCATTCAGGTACGGCAGATCGATTGAGCTGGTCTGCATCGGTATTTCCATCACCTTGTCAAGTATCGGATTTTTTTCCTCTGCCCGTTCAAGAATCTGATTCCGAAATTCCGTCGGGATGAGATAACCACCGGCTGCCGGATCGCCTTCCTCAAGCGTCGGATCGCCTGCCGCCTTGTGCCCGCGAACATCAAAATCTTTCAATCGTTTGTCAATGCCGCCGTTCGAATCCGCAATGCTCACATGCTTTGCGAAATCCGCCATACAGGAAAACCCGCCCGTCGGATCGAGTTTCTCTTCGGGAGGAGGCTCATACGCCGGGTTGTCTTTTCTGTCCTGATCTATGCCGGACTTTACCGCCGTTGAAATCGCTTCCTTTATATCTGCCGACAATTCCTCCCTGTCACCCTGAACCTCTTTTATTTTATCGGCAATCAATACGTCCAGTTCTTCCTTTGTCATTTTAGAAATCCTTCCGCAATATTATGTTTTGTGTGTGCGCTCTGTCCGCTGAATATCCCCAACGACATTTAACATTCCTGATTCCTGCAATGGAATCTCCGGAAGTCCTATCGTCTAATATTTTAACGCACTATGCCGCGCATTCGTTTAATCTCATTTGTTACCGTTTCCGCAATTGCCTCTATGTCCTGCGTTCTGTGAATTTTGATTTGACTGTCCAATATGTCCGTTATATCCGCCGCCGTCAATTGTTTCTCACCGCTACAACTATCAGTGCTGACAAAGTCTATGCCTGAAATATCAATCTGCTTTTCCTCTTCCACACTTTCTTCATCGCCCGCGTCAACTGAACTCTCCGTGGCCGTAAGCAATTCATTTAACGCCGTGCCTGCGCCCTCCATTTTTGAAACCGTGTCTTTTATCAGCGTCCGGTTTTTCTCGGACAATACCCGGCCGGCCTTTACTTCATCGGCAAGCATTTTATAATCCGTGTCGTTGGCAGACACCAAACCACTTCTTGCCAATTCACCAGGGAAATTCTTTTCCGCTCTGGCAATCACATCGCCCGCCTTGAAATGCTTTGCAATATATCCCGACTCCGCTTCACGTGGATTAGAGAAGTCGACCGCCCCTGTTTCAAAGTCAATCGCATAATCATAGAACGCTAAGACCGAATTACGCGCTTTGTAGTCGTATACCTCGACAACGACAGCACCGTTCGGGTATTCATGCGGGTACATATCCCATGCATAGTAATATATTTCTGAAATCTTGTCATCCATCGAATCCAGCGCCATCGTCAATATACCGTATATATCATTAACGCTCGGCCTGCCATCCAAATCCGCCGCCTTTGAATACGCCGTGTCAACCGTTGCATGGATTTCCTTCTTGTACTCTATGCCGCTCGACGTTTTAGTCTCTTCCGTATTGTCCTTTACATCATCCGCGACCGGGACCTGAACCAAGCCCTTGCTTTTCGCAAGCTCCAACGCCTCCGGATTCGCCGGAACCGGGACATCCGAATATTCAAGCAATACCCACTTGTCATATATCCGTTTTGCGCCCGACAAATCAACATCTTCCGGAATTCCAAGCTCGACCCTGTTTGCGTCTTTTATATTCTTTCCCTCAATCATCGATAGCGGAATAAACCCGACGCTCTCCGCCATCGGGAATCCGTCTTTCCGATATTGATACACATCATCCGCAAACCCATGTTTAGCATATTGCGTCTTGCTGATTAGGCCGCGTTCATTTGTTTTAATCCATAATGACTTTCCAACAGGCAGGACATCATATTTATGTGCCCATAAAACAACGGGATTCTTTATATAGTGAGCAAGTAGTACTCCCTTTGGGGCCAACACTTCATCATCCCGATCCACCGCCGCAGTTGATACATAGCTTGTTATCGTTCGTTCATCTTCATCAACTTCCACGCCCTCGGCCTGGATTCCCTTTCTGATAAACTCAAGGTCTGATATTTCTTTTCCGTGTTCCTGCATAATCGCGGCAGCAATTGAATCTATATCTGAATACAATCCCGATAAATCTTTAATGACGCCTTTAAACTCCATGCGTTCAGTAATTAATTCCATCACTCAACCCCTTATAATTATTTATTTTAAGACCGCGATTAAGGCACAACGGCAATTCGGATGCAACGGCGGACTCGGTATCGATGAATAATCAAAAACCATTGTATCCTCCGCACCCTGCATCTCCTGCCCCTGATTGAAAAAATTATCCGTGAGTTCCTGAACTTCTCCATCCATAAGAACACAAAACTCACAGTTATGAACAAGCGCGCCCTCGGCATAATAGGCGTGGGCGGCCTCAACTTCAATATTATATACATTTAATGCTTGACACTTATGGATATAATCATTAACGTATCTAAAAAGGAGAACCACATGATTTGTACTCAATGCGGCAAATCGTTTAAAGCTACTCACAAAGGGCAAAAATATTGCTCTAATTTTTGTTATCAT